TCATGCACTGTTGGTCACTGGACTGATTGGCATGGTGATAGGTTTCATTGGCGGTAAATTACCTTTTGTTGGAACATATGCGACTATCATCAAGATAGTTTCAATTGTTCTTTTCTGTGTTGGTTTGTACTGGAAAGGAGGCTATAGCGTAGAGCAAGATTGGAGACAACGTGTAGCGGAACTAGAGGAGAAAGTGAAAGATGCAGAAGAGAAATCACGACAGACAAATGTGGTTATTGAAACAAAATACCGAGATCGAGTCAAAAAGGTCACAGAGACTAGAGAGAGAATTGTCGAAAAGATTAAAGAGAGGGAAAAAGTTATTGACGCAAAATGCGAACTTGATCCCGCAGTGATTAGTATTCTAAATGAGGCAGCAAAGAAACCATGAAGAACCTATTGATCCTTTTGCTGCTTGCAGGTTGTAGTACAACTGTGCCAGTGGCTCGTAAGTTTCCAGAAGTACCTGACGTACTGATGACTCCTTGCCCGCCACTGACACAGATCAAAGAAGGAACAACCAAACTAAGTGGAGTAATTGAGGTTGTTACGGATAATTATTTTGAATATCACAAGTGCAGCGATAAGCATGATTTGTGGATGGAATGGTATAAGGCACAAAAAGAAATATTTGATTCTGTAAAATAATAAGGGTTACAAATGGAACTGACAAAACAACAACTAAAAGAACTGCTTCCAAAAAATCCATACATTGACCAGTGGCACAATGCTCTGAGTCAATTGCTTCCGGATTACGAAATTAACACACCACAGCGTATTGCTGCATTCATTGCACAATGCGCCCATGAATCGGGTAATTTTATTTTTCTCTCTGAGAATCTAAATTACAAAGCAGAAAGTCTGACAAAGATATTTTCCAAATACTTTAAGGACATTGGAACAGCAAAACAATACGAAAAGAATCCACAAAAGATTGCCAACAAAATCTATGCAGACCGCATGGGTAATGGCAATGAAGCATCTGGTGACGGATACAAATACCGTGGTCGTGGTCTAATTCAATTGACTGGTAAAACAAACTATACATGGTTTGCAGCATCACTTGAGATCACACCAGAAGAAGCAGCAGAATATATGGGCACATTTGAAGGTGCAGCACAATCTGCTTGTTGGTTCTGGGAAACAAATAAATTGAATCAATGGGCCGATAAAGGTGACATTGAAAAGATGACCAAGATCATCAATGGTGGTACGATTGGACTTGAAGATCGTAAGAAACATTATGCACATGCTCTACACGTGTTAGGAGCATAATCATGAGATATATACTACTTCTATTGTTACCACTCACTCTGTTTGCATGTGACGAGAGATATCGTTATCCTTGTCAAGACCCACGCAATTGGGATGATGAACAATGTAAAAAACCATATTGTAGTGCAAATGGAACATGTCCCGAAGATTTAAAACATTATGTGAAAGATAGTTCGGGTAAACCTATTATTCCACCACAACAAACAACACAGGTTTCAACTAAAGGAGAGTGTAAATGATTAACGAATTATGGTCAGGTGAGAGATATTCTACAGAAGAACTGAATGCTCGCCTAAAGTTTTTTATCGGTATTATTCTTGGTCTAACATTATTTGGAATTGTATTTGTGGTATTGTACAGTTTAATTTTTGTTACTCAACCAATGAACGGTATGAGTCCAGTAGACAATAAATTCTTTGAACTAATCATACCAGTTGCAACATTCTTGACAGGTACTCTATCGGGTATTATGTTAGCAGGTGATGATAAGGATTTGAGAAGTAAAGCAATTGATGCTGCAAACAAACCTTACACACCACCACCAGAACCACCATCAGTTGCAAAAGCATCTACACCAGTTGGTACAGGTGGTTTTATGACAACAACAACAGCATCAACAGCATCGTTTGATATACCTCCATTTACACCAGAAGTATCGTCTGGTTTTGGTGGCAAACCTGCTCCAACTCAACCACCACATCCGGAGATTTAAATGAAAAAAGAATTTTTAGTTGGTTCTATGATTTTGTTTCTACTCTTTGCACCTCTGACCAAAGCAGCATTTGCAGCAGAGGAAAAGAAGGTGTGTGTCAAAGAGTTTGATAACAAGACTAAAAAAGAAAAAGAAGTATGTAAAACAATCAAAGTGCATAAGAAATTAGAAGGCACTGCAATACCTCCTAAAAAATAATGGAACAAATAGAAGTTGATCTAAAAGTGGACGTAAGTGTACTGAAAGAGAAAGTCAGTACACTTACTGAACTTTGCTCGAAGATGGACCGCATCATTGAAAAACTTGCGGATAACCAATTAGATTTGGCTGGTCAAATCTACCAAGATATGGACAAAAGAAAAGAGCAAACCGTGAGCGACATCAAAGAACTTCATTCACGAATCACTACGACAGATAGGAATCTATCCGACAAGATAGAACTAACTGAACGTAGAATTATGGATGAAATAAAATCACTTCGTGATTCTATAGATCAACACAATGAAAAAGAAGAACAAGACCTACAAAAACTATCACAATGGAAATGGATGGTTGCCGGTGGCGTGATAGTATTTGCATGGTTAGTTTCCAATGTCAAACTAGAAATGTTAGGTAAACTTTTTAATTAAGTTGACTTCCCTGAGTAGCAATGTTATTATGGATGTATGTCCCTTCCTACTGATATCAAATATGTTCGGTTGATTTCTTCTCGTTTGCGTAATTTCAAACAGAAGAACACCTACCTTTGGAATTTCTCATGCCCGTTCTGTGGTGATTCCCAAACAAACAAACTAAAAGCCCGTGGTTATGTTTTTGCCAAGGGTAATGATTTATTTTACCGTTGTCATAACTGTGGAGCAGGTACCAATGTTGCCAATTTACTCAAGCAAGTCGATTCTTCATTACATGGAGAGTACATACTTGAACGATACAAATCGGGTGAATCCAATACAGTCATCCGCAAAAGTAACACAGCGCCTACATTCCACATACCACCACCACGATTTGCGAAACCAGAGAAGCAAAGAATATTTGAACACGCCGAATGGGTGTCAGACTTACCAAGTGGACATTTTTGTCTAAATTATGTTGAGAACAGATTACTACCGAAAGAAGTGTGGAATCTATTACTATTCACCAACAAATACAAAGAGTTTTGTGATACACTAATACCTGATCACGGCAAGAAACTGGTAGATGATGCACGATTGATTATACCATTTTATGACAAGCATAATCAATTGGTTGCGGTCTCTGGTCGTGCATTAGAAACAAGTGATTACAAACTTCGGTATGTAACACTCCGTACCAATGATAGTGATGACAAACTTATCTATGGTATGGACAGAGTTGATCTAAATGATACTGTGTACCTTGTTGAGGGTCCGCTTGATTCTTTGTTCCTAAAGAATTGTGTGGCATCCGGTGATGCAAATTTATCACTGACAGCAAAAAATATTTCAGCAAAGAAATTGGTGCTTGTTTTTGATAATGAACCAAGAAATAAAGAAGTATGTAAGTTGATCGAAAATGCTATTAAATCAAATCATTATGTCGTTATCTGGCCAGACAACATCGACGGCAAGGACATCAATGAGATGGTGCTAAATGGCCTTTCATCTGGCGAAATTCAAGATATCATAGATAGTAATACATTTTATGGTTTGGAAGCAATAGCGAAGTTTACTTTTTGGAAGAAATTATGAGTGTGAAATTGATTGGTATTACTGCACCCTTCGCAGGACATAATCATGCGGAAGATATGATTGTTTACATGGCACGGGTATCCAATCCCAGCAATCAAAGTATGACTAGAGGTGACGAAAAACTTATTCGTTATCTCATCAAAAATCAACATTGGTCACCATTCGAAATGGTCAACGTTGTTATGGAAATAAACACTACACGGGATATAGCAAGGCAAATATTGCGCCATCGTAGTTTTGCCTTTCAAGAATTTAGTCAGCGATATGCTGATCCAACAAAAGATTTAGGTTTTGCTTTACGTGAAGCAAGACTGCAGGATAACAAGAATCGCCAGAATTCTATTGAAACTGAAGATAAAGAACTACAGGACAAATGGAATCTAATGCAACAGACATTGATTAACAATGCTGAACATGCATACAATTGGGCTATTGATAATGGTATTGCAAAAGAACAAGCAAGGGCAGTATTACCAGAAGGCAACACACAATCACGTATGTACATGAATGGCACACTCCGTTCTTGGATTCATTATTGTGAATTACGTAGAGCAAATGGTACACAAAAAGAACACATGGAAATAGCAGATGATTGTTGGAAGATTATAGCAGAGAAGTTCCCGAACGTAGCAAGAGCACTAGAACAACAATAACAACGGAGATGAGATGGTAGATATTAGCAGCATTAAGATAGACTTAGATCGTGACAGACTATTTGATGAATTAGGAATTAAACGATTACAAGAATCATACATGAAAGAGGATGAGAAATCGCCACAAGAAAGGTTCGCATATGTTTCAAAAGCATTTGGTAGCAATGATGAACATGCTCAAAGGTTGTATGAGTACAGTAGCCGTCACTGGTTATCTTATTCTACTCCTATCCTCTCTTTTGGTCGCTCTAAGCGTGGGCTTCCTATTTCTTGTTTTCTTCCTTATCTTGATGATTCTGCCGAAGGATTGGTTAATACGCTATCGGAAGTAAATTGGTTATCAATGTTAGGAGGCGGTGTTGGAATTGGTCTTGGGATTCGTTCGGCAGACGATAAATCGGTTGGAATCATGCCACATCTTCGCACATATGACGCATCATCTCTCGCTTATCGACAAGGTAGGACTCGTCGTGGTAGTTATGCTGCATATCTTGATATTAGTCATCCTGACATTATCAACTTTTTGGAAATGAGAAAGCCCACGGGTGATCCAAATCTACGCACATTAAATCTACATCACGGTATCAATATCACTGATGACTTCATGTTGTTGATTGAAAAGGCCATGCTTGATCCAGAAGCAGATGATTCGTGGGAGTTGAAAGATCCACATACACAAGAGGTGCGTGAAGTTGTATCTGCACGTACACTATGGCAACGTATCCTTGAAACACGTATGCTTACTGGTGAACCATACATCCATTTCATCGACACAAGTAATCGTGCGATGCCGGAGTTTCAAAAGAAATTAGGACTCAGCATCAAACAATCTAATTTGTGTTCTGAAATTATTTTACCAACAGACAAACAAAGAACTGCCGTATGTTGTTTGTCATCAGTGAACTTGGAGTATTATGATGATTGGAAAAATGATCCACTTTTTCTGCGGGACGTTGCAGAGATGCTGGATAACGTACTTCAGCACTTTATCGACAATGCTCCTGATGCTATCAGCAGAGCGAGGTTCTCTGCTATGCAGGAGCGCAGCATTGGTGTGGGCGCTCTTGGTTTTCATGCTCTTCTTCAGAAAAAGAATATCGCATTTGAGTCGGCACTAGCAAAATCTATAAACATGCAGGTCTTTAAACATATTCGGAGTAATCTAAACAATGCAAATCTTGAACTCGGTAATGAACGTGGTGAGGCACCAGATGCAAAAGGTACCGGACAACGTTTTAGTCATCTTATGGCTATTGCTCCTAATGCTTCCTCTTCTATTCTTATGGGCAACACCTCTCCGTCTGTCGAGCCTTATAGAGCAAATGCATATCGCCAAGACACTCTTTCTGGTGCATATCTAAACAAGAATAAGTTTTTGGATAGAGTTATATCAAATCATTTGAATCCTGATCCTAACGGTTCAGTTGCTACAGATGATTACAATGAAATCTGGTCATCGATTATTGCAAACGATGGTTCAGTTCAGCATTTAGATTGGATGGATGAGTACACTAAAGATGTATTCAAAACATCTATGGAGATTGACCAACGATGGGTTGTAGAACATGCTGCCGATAGACAACAGTATATCGACCAAGCACAATCTTTAAATCTATTTTTTAGACCTGATGTAAATGTAAAATATCTCCATGCTTGCCATTTCTTAGCATGGAAGCAGGGACTAAAAACATTATACTATTGCCGCTCTGAGAAACTTGCTAAAGCAGATAAAGTTTCAAAGAAGATTGAACGTGATATCATACAAGAAATCGACCTCAAATCTATAGCGGATGGAAATGAATGCCTCGCATGTGAAGGGTAGAATTGCCCTATTTGTTCATCACCCACGGTGTTCAATACAATCAGTAAATGGTATTATCAAATCGTTAGAGGAGCATTATGTTTTCAAAACTTTCACTAGACATGAAATTGAAGATGGCTTCTTTGACGATGTGGATATCGTTTGCTTTGCTGGTGGTATTGGTGACTCCGATGCTTACGATTTTCTGTTTAGAGAAAATGGAGATACTATCCGTAGGTACATACGAAATGGTGGTAGGTATCTTGGAATCTGTATGGGTGCTTATTGGGCTGATCACCATTATTTCAATTTGTTGGGTGGTATCACTTGTGAACAGTATATTCGACGACCTAATACGTGTACCAGAAGATACTATTCTAAAGCGGCAGAATGTAACTGGAACGGAGAATGGATTAGACCATTTTTCTATGATGGACCAGCATTTGTCGGAAATGAGAATACTTTTGAAACAGTTGGAAGATACAAGAACGGCGATCCAGCAGCAATTATTAAAGAACGTATAGGTTTAGTTGGACCACACTTAGAGAGCCAAGAATTCTGGTATGATAAACCATATCTTCACAAATATTGGCACAAAGACACACACGGTAAATTATTACTAAATTTTGTAGACAGATTGATGGAGAAGTGATATGATAGCAGAAATACCTTACATGCTTGTTTGGGGTTTCTTCTCAGCAATGGGATGGATGACTGCCAGTTGGACAGTAGATAAAGTTTATCCTGATAAAGAAAAAGAAAAACCAGCAATAGTTCAACCAGAGAAAGTGGAAAAGAAAGAAAATGACAAATAAAAACTTAGATTACTCAGAGTTTCGAACACAAAAAGAAATATTATTAGATTATTTACAGGTAATGATTGCGATTGAAGATTGGCATGGAGTGTCTGATGTGGCTAATGATTTAAGAGAACTAGAAGCAAAAAACAATAACAACTATAAGAGCAAATAGAATGATCAAAAAACAACAAGTAAAACTAACAGATGAACGAACAGCATTCAAACCATTCGCCTATCCATGGGCGTATCAATCATGGCTCCAACACGAACAATCACACTGGATCCACACTGAAGTACCGATGCTTGAGGATGTTAAGGATTGGAAAAATAAACTATCGAAAGACGAAAAGAATTTTCTTACTCATGTATTCAGATTTTTTACTCAGGGTGACATTGATGTTGCAGGTGGTTATGTTAATAATTATCTACCTTATTTCCCGCAACCTGAAGTAAGAATGATGCTGCTTGGTTTTGCAGCACGTGAGGCACTACACATTGCCGCATACTCACACTTGATTGAAACACTTGGTATGCCAGATACCACATACTCAGAATTTCTTGAGTATCAAGCAATGAAGGATAAACATGATTACGTTCTTGATCTTAGCACACAGAGTGGCGATAGGGCTACTACTGCTACTCACATTGCAGTATTCTCTGCTTTTACCGAAGGGATGCAACTATTCAGTTCCTTTATCATGTTACTTAACTTCCCTAGACAAGGCAAGATGAAGGGCATGGGACAGATTATTACTTGGTCAATCGTTGATGAAACACAACACGCCGAGTCAATGATTAAATTGTTCCGTACATACATTGAAGAGAATAAAGAAATATGGAATGATGACCTGAAGTCGAGAATCTATTCTATCGCAGAGAAAATGGTAGAACTAGAGGATAACTTTATTGACCTAGCATTTGCTATGGGTGGTATAGAAGGCCTATCTTCGGCAGATGTGAAGCAATACATTCGATACATTGCAGACCGTAGATTGATTAGTCTTGGTCTCAAAGGTATATTCAAGGTCAAGAAGAATCCTTTGCCTTGGGTAGAAGAAATGATTAATGCACCAACTCATACAAACTTTTTTGAGAATCGAGCAACCGATTATTCAAAGGGTGCATTGTCTGGTACATGGGAAAATGTATGGGGCAAGGCAGCGTGAAGAAACTATTATTTGTGATTCTCACGATGATAGCGAATGCATCATTTGCGAATGAAGGAGAAGCATTAGCCAAACAAAAGGCGTGTCTAGGGTGCCATAGTGTACAACACATTGGTATCAGTTATCCTCCTGCATTTGCAAAAGTTGCAGAAAAATATAAGGACAATAAAGATCAAGTGCGTTATAGTATCAGATATGGTAAAGGTAAGATGCCAGCACATCCTACATTAACTGAGGCTGAGATAACTTTATTGACTGATTATATTTTTAGTAGTATGACAGAATGATTTCATTTGTGTTACAGTTCTATTTAAAAACCCGAAAAAAATAGATAAGTGTGATATTGTGCATTCGCACAATTCCTATAGGAGATAGTATGAAGAATCTATTAGTATCATTGTTATTGTTCGCAGGTGTTGCATCAGCAGCAGATTTAACCGGTGCTGGTGCAACATTTCCATATCCAATCTATGCTAAGTGGGCAGAGGCATACAAAGCAGCAACAGGCATAGGACTCAATTATCAATCTATTGGTTCAGGTGGTGGTATCCGTCAAATCAAAGCAAAGACAGTTGACTTTGGTGCAAGTGATATGCCATTGAAACCGGAAGAATTAGACAAAGAAGGTCTAATGCAATTTCCAGCAATCATCGGTGGTGTTGTTCCAGTGGTAAATCTTGATGGTGTAGAACCAGGACAATTAAAATTAACAAGTGATGTTGTCGCAGGTATTCATCTAGGTAAAATTACTAAGTGGAACGATAAAGCAATTGCTGAATTAAATCCAGGTGTTACACTACCAGCAATTAATATTACCGAAGTACATCGTGCAGATGGTTCTGGCACAACATTTATTTGGACAAATTATCTAAGCAAAGTGAATGCTGAGTTTGCTAAAGTAATTGGTGAAGGCACAGCAGTTAAATGGCCTGTTGGTGTTGGTGGTAAAGGTAACGAAGGTGTTGCAGCCAATGTACAACGTGTTAAAGGTTCATTTGGTTACGTTGAATATGCATACGCTAAGAAAAACAAAATTGCATGGGCACAGTTAAAGAATCGTGACGGCAACTTTGTTCAACCAGATGACAGCACATTCAAAGCAGCAGCGTCAGGTGCAGATTGGGCAAATGCTCCAGGCATGTATCTACTATTGACTAATCAAACAGGAAAAGATTCTTGGCCAGCAACTGGTGCAAGTTTCATTTTAATGCATAAGCAACAAGCAGATGCATTAACTGGTAAGGCCATTCTTAAATTCTTTGATTGGAGTTATAAGAATGGAGCAAAGATGAGTGAGGAACTTGAATATGTTCATATGCCTCAGTCTGTAATTAAGTTGGTTCAAGATAACTGGCGTCGAGACCTCAAAGGTTCTGACGGCAATTCAATATGGAAATAAGGATAATTATGAAGAAACTTACTATCGCATCACTCTTAGCATTTTGTTTTACTTCACCTGTCATGGCAGATGAGTACACAGATACATTAGACATTCTTTTACAAAAAGGAATTCTAACTAAGCAAGAACATTCTGCTAAAATTGAAGCACACAAAGATCGTTTGGAAAATGTACAGTTTAATTCCAGTCGCATCGACAAAGACCTCAGAGACAACAACAACTACCGTCTAAGCAAAGCAAACGATGGTGCTGTTATGGAGAATGGTCTAGGCATCAAATCAAAAGATGGTACAACTACTGCACAGTTCACTGGTCGTGTACACATGGATTATAGAAACTACAGTCCAGAATATGCATCAGGTCAAACTACAGATGGTTACCAAGATGCCATGGAAATGCGTAGAGGTCGTTTTGGTGTGCGTGGACAGATTGCCAAAGATTTCAAATATCAATTGTTAGCAAACTTTGGTAATGATGTTGGTGCAAGTTCTACTTCATCTACCATTGATGAGTTCTGGGTAAACTATGATGCTAACCCTGCTGCTCAATTTCAGTTTGGTACATTTAAGATGCCATTCAGTTTAGAACAGTTGACCAGTTCAAACAACATCGATTTTATGGAACGTAGTTTGGTTGGTCAGAATGACAGCGAATTAATTCCAGCAAAAGAAACTGGTGTAATGATGCATGGTGTTCCTGCAACGGGATTCACTTATGCTTTAGCAGCAAGTCGTGGTCGTGCTAATAAATCTGCCACAGTTGATGGTGCAGATATCATTGGTCGTGTAACTACAAACATTGCCGAAGTAATTCAGAACAAAGACTTTGTTGCTCACTTAGGTGCTGCATATAGTACAGGTAATATCAAGACTGGTGTTACCGCTGCTAGTGGTCGTACTGAGGCACGAAATCAAAGTGCATGGTTCACAGGTTCAGCAATGAGTGGTGAAACAGAACGTACACGCCAAGGTCTTGAAGCAGCATTTGCTTGGAAGAATGTAAAGTTACAAGGTGAACAGTTTAATTTCAAATATGATCCTACTACTGGTTCAGAACAAGAAATTAAAGGTCACTATGTTCAAGCGGTGTACAACGTAACAGGTGAAAGCCACAACTACAAAAATGGTGTTTTCAATTGGATCAAACCTAATACCGCTGTAACCAGTGGTGGTCCAGGTGCATGGCAAGTTGGTGTACGTGCCAGTGAATTCAATGCTGAAGATATTTCAGTAGCAACAGGCAAATCCAATCGTGCTACTGCAATGACTTATGGCGTAACATGGTTCTGGAACGACAATGTGCGTTTCATGTTAAATTATGTTGATACTAAATTTGATGCTCCAGTAGGTACATCAGGTAGTCGTGTAAATGGTGAGAAGGCTGTAATGTTGCGTAGTCAACTTAGTTTCTAACCAGTAAAAACAAATCGGTCACAACAATAGGGTGACTCTGGAACCGTAACCAGGCAGTATCTAAATAGGCGTTTAGGGAGTAATTCCATGAAACGCCTATTTTTCTTTATTATGGCGGTATTGATAGCACTACCCTCTCACTCTGTCACAGAGTATCGGTTACCTTTTGTAGAGATACAAAACGGTCCTACTAAAATTCCTTTTGTTGAGAATGAATGGACTCTTGCAGTAGAGAGAGCCGATTGGTTTTTATATGTTGAAAATGGAATGTTGAAAGAACACAAGGACATGTATGAATTTCATGCAACCACAGTGTATAAACAACCATTCTATAATGATATGGTCAAGACGGAAGTAAGCAAGATATATACTTATGGAATTTTAAACTGTAAAGATGCAAATCTACATATTTTATTTGAATGGTTTGTTGATCCTGATGACACATTAGTTTTTAAAGGATCACATGAATTTGGTTCTTATACAGTTGAGATGCTAACACAAAATACAGCAAGAAATGAAGTTTATAACCTAGTATGTAAGGAAATGATATGAAAAAGATATATGCATTAGTTGGATTTATTTTTCTTTGTTTATTTTTACCAGTTCAAGCAAAGACACCACAAGGTGTGACGTATGATGCAGTTATTATACGTGTAAGTGATGGTGATACGGTAGTTATTGCTGCACCATTTTTACCACCACCATTCAAACAAGAATTGGCCGTTCGTATCTATGGAGTTGACACACCAGAAAAAGGCCATCGTGCTCAATGTCCAAGTGAGGATCAACGTGGTCAAGCCGCAAGTAAATTTACCACAGCAGCAGTTGCCAAATCGGTTAAACGTCAAGCGACACTTTATGGATGGGATAAGTTTGGTGGTCGTGTTCTAGGTGATATTTTACTTGATGGTCAAAGTCTCCGTGCTCAATTAATTGCAAATGGTTTCGCCCGTGAATACTTCGGTGAGGCTAAACAGTCATGGTGTAACTGATGATTAAATTACAGCACGAATGTTCAGCATGTGGTTCAGGGTTCTCCATCACATACAATGAGATGTATACCGAATCGGATCCAACTCACTGCCCATTCTGCGGTGAGTACCTCATATTAGAACGTGAGGACTTTGACGAAGAGGACGACGACGAACCGCTATGAAATGGTTACTATGTGAAAGTGAGTATATCGATGATGGAATGAGTTTTGGTTTTGTCTACATGATAGAAAACACAATTACAGGAAGAAAATATATTGGACGCAAATACTTTACACAGGCTGGTTACCGTACAGTCAACGGTAAAAGAAAAAAGATCCGAAAACCTTCAGACTGGCAAACCTATTACGGTTCCAATGAAACACTTAAAGAAGATGTCTCAATCCTAGGTGAGGATAAGTTCGTAAGAACCATCCTTCACCTTTGTAAGACTAAATCGGAATGTTCATACCTGGAAACAAAAGAAATATTTGCCAGAGATGCCTTAATATCACCACATTATTATAATGATTGGGTACAGTGCAAGATACGCCGTGCTCATTTGACCAATCTCCAAATCAATACGTTCGATACTTAGTTTTTTTACCCCTAATGTTTGCCCATCTATCAGTATTGATTAATAATGGGCAAGCATTTTCTTTTATCAGTTCACCCTCAAACTTCAGAGCATCCTTTTTGTTGAAAAATTCGGCAATGATGTATGTGTCAAACTTATTCCAGTTTGACTTTACATACTCATTTGATGTAAAATATTTTGTACCTAAGTCTTTTTCTGCAGGTAGATAGTTTTTCCATCTGTAACCAATATAGAATCTTCCTGTGTCTCTTTCAACACATTTGTAAACATAAGCAGGTGGATTTTTTGGATTATAGATATACATGCTGACATTCCTTTACAATGTTAGAGTAGGTAGGAGTTGGCGCTCCGTGACCTACATCCTTATTTATACTTCCTCATTTCTATATCAGATATCACTAAATAAAATGTGCGGTCGCAGCATTTTTCGACTCTCCTATGTATAGATACTTGTATAGGAGGGTTGCTTAATGTTTAAAAAGATGATAGAATGGTTCACAAGACCACAAATAACTGAAATAGAATATTATATCAGTTCACATAATCCAAAGAATACGGCAGATGTGGAACTATTAATTAATGAGTTTAACTATAAAAGGAGATTACAATGTTTTTAAATCAACCACAATTCCCAGTGTTTTATACTTTTAATGACCTAAGTCGCAAAGCGGAGGAAGCAGCAGTGAAAACTATCGATTTCAATAAACAATTCATCGATAACACAATTGCCTATTTTGATTCCATCACAGATAAACAGTTTACTACATATACACAGAAGGTTTCAACTTTTAACCAGAATGTGGCTGAAGATGCAAAGAAAATCGTCAAAAGTGAGTCAACAGCAAAAACTAAGGCTTGAAATAGAATCTAAAGCAAGGTTTTGGCATCCAGTGAGTCGCAATGGGTGGTGGATTAAGTTCTCCACCTATCGTGACCACTACATATTATTAATGATCGTATCAAAGTATACGGCACAAACACTCATTAGATATTTTGAGGATGAAAGTGAAGCAGTAGCATTTATTAATTTTATTGTCACTTGTAATCCAAATGATCTAATCGAATCAGCATAGGAGTTTTATTATGAATTTTGTGGACAAACTGGTTAACACCCAGCGTATGCTTTCCGACTTGTTTATGAACAAAGAAGAAACGTTCGCATCAAACAATATCCCCGCACCAATTACAGAATTAAAAGAAGCAGCGAATGCATGTATCAATGCACTTCGGAATGGTAATAAAATAATCTTTATGGGCAATGGTGGTTCAGCAGCAGAGGCACAACACCTTGCAGCAGAATTAGTAGGACACTTCATGAGTTCTAGTAAACCATATGCTGCACTTGCATTGAATACAGATACCTCAGCAATCACTGCTATCGGTAATGATTATCACTTCAAAGAAATATTCTCACGCCAATTAACAGCACTTGCAAAATCTGGTGACGTGGCAATCTACATGTCCACATCTGGTTCATCTGAAAATATCCTTGAAGCAATGAAGATTGGTCGTACACTTGGACTGGTCAATGTTGCATTCACAGGTTTGAAAACAACATGGATGAGGCAATTCTCAGATTACTACATTGCAGTGCCATCAAGACGTACACCACAAATACAAGAAGGTCATTTGATCCTTGGTCATATCCTATGCGAATACATAGAAAATGAAATGGAATCAACAACAGTGAATGACAACTTCTAATGTATGCCTGCATTAAAAACTTGCCCTAAGTGTGGAATACAACACCAAAAACGTGGACAGTATTGTTCACAGTCGTGTGGTAATGGCCGTAAACACACCGAAGAGGCAAAGGCACGTCAATCTAAAAAACTAACCGAATATCATCAAACACCAGAAGGTGCAGCCACACGTGAGAAATCTGCCCGTATAACTTCGGCTATAAGAAAGGGTGAAGATTGGAATTCGGTAGAAGTTGACGATTTTGCAATATCTATTCCTGACGTTACCGATTATGTGGCAGAGTATGATAATACTTGGGAACGTGCCGAAAAATGGTAACTTGACAAACAAATCAAAACAAACTATAATACGAGTATGAATATAAAAGATAAACTATTGGATCTGCAATACGCCGCAGAAAACTGGTACAATGCCAAGCAAATGACCATCGTTGAGATGTTGGTGATGGTATTGCTGTTATGTTTTTTGGTTGTGCAATCAGTAGACGCCAAACCAGTAAAGCATAAGCATAAAC